AATACAAACTTACTTATTTTAGAACAAGCTATTGGTGGTTTTACAACTTTTAACTTAACTAATGCTAACAGATCTTTAACTTTTACAAATGGTGCTTTATCAAATGGTAAAAATGATGTTATTAAATTAACAGGAACTTTAGCAGCTAATAGAACAGTCAGTATTCCAGACGGAATTGAAAAAGTCTATAATGTTCAAAACGCATGTGACCATGCAGGAAATACTTTAACTTTTAAAACATCATCAGGTACAGGTGTTCTTTTATGTGAAGGAAACAACTATGTATTATATTCTGATGGTACAAACGTTGTAAAATTATCTGAACAAAGAAATTGGAGAGCAGTTTCAGCAGCAGAAACAGTTCAAGCTGGAGCTCAACTTTTAGTAAATACAAATGGTGGGGGTGTAACAATCACGCTTCCAGCGTCTCCTGCTACAGGAGATGAAGTCTCATTCGTAGATCAAGGTTACGATTTTAATTCTAACGCATTGACTGTTGGAAGAAATGGATCTAATATAGCTAATGCAGCATCTGATCTAGTAGTCAATACACAAGGCGCAGCTTTTTGTTTAGTCTTTTCAGGAGATGCAACAACAGGTTGGACGTATAAGGAGAAATAATAGATGTCAAATTACGAAGCAACAAGATACGATTTCGATGGAGCAAACCTTACAGGTATCGAAGGAATTCCTACAGCAACTATTGTGCCGTGGTCTTCTTCATCAGTGCCAACAGGTTTCTTAGAATGTAATGGAGCAGCAGTTTCAAGATCAACTTATTCTGCATTATTTGCAATCGTAGGAACAACTTACGGAGCTGGAGATGGTGCATCAACTTTTAACTTACCTGATTTCCAAGATAACGTTCCAATGGGTAAATCAGGAACAAAAGCTTTAGCTTCAACAGGTGGAGCTAACACTGTAACTTCAACTGGAAACGTTGGAGGTTCTACAGCGAACGCAACTTTATCAACAGCACAACTTGCTTCACACAGTCACAACGCACAAGCTCACTTTGGTTTAGGAGGGGTTCAACAAGCTTTTAATAGAAGACAAGATGTAAGTTCATTTACTGCTCTTACAGGTAGAATTGAAAATGCAGGTTCTGGACAAGGTCACTCGCACAATATGAGTGCCACATTTTCAGGTGATGCAACTTCTGTTGTTCAACCTTATTTAACAATTATTTATATAATTAAAACGTAGGAGAAATTATGGCGACTAACGCAACATGGACAGTAGTATTTGATGATAAGTTAATTATTAAACACAGTGGTGATGCTGCTGGAACTTCATATGAAATTTCTGATAATGATTTTTGGGGACTAGCTAAATGGAATAACATTTGGGCTATTCAATATGGAACAGCTAATCCAAGCGACACGGTAGAATACAGAGATGGAACTCCACACTCTACTTGGGAAGATGCAAACCTAGGTGATTTTCAAGATTTTATTGATAGATGGGATGCAACTCATTTAGCCAAATTACAATCTGATTGGGATCAAAATATTGTAGAAGGTGAAAGTGAAGCTGATAAAATTGCTAGATTAGGTGCAAGACCTACATCTTATTCTTCATAATCCTGAACAAATAAACTAGCTGTATATCTTTTTAAATTAGGAACTTTGCTTGCATGAGGAGAATGATATCGTGTAGAGGGGAACATGATGGCTCTATTTTCTCTAAATCCCACATGTGTATCTAACTCACCATCGGTATAAAAAACTGTACCATTAGTAACAGCCGTTGGACCAGATAACATAACCATAATATTTAAAACACAATCAAAATCAATATGAGGTTTAAAATTAAGTAGATTTCTCATGTCTATACCACTATCAGGATGTAATTTTTTAATTTTTATTTTAAATTTTTTTTCTGCTTGTGTAACAAAAGTTTTTAATAACTCTGGATCTTGCGACAATATAAATCTACTACCATAATAATTTTTTTCGTTTTTTTCCGTTTTATCTTCAAAGTATCTTGGAGTATAAAATAATTTAGTGGTTACATGATTTTGTATATTTAAAAATAATTGTTCTTCAAAAAAATTATCTATTATATTTACTTTCATTATCTTAACATCATCCAAGAAGTTAAGATATATTTACTATCTTTTAAAGGTGGATTACCTCTATGAACATAAGGAAAACCGGCAGGCCATATAACAATTCTACCTGTTTTAGGTTTTACTCTTTTTGAAAAATGTAAAAACTCTGTTTCTCCTCCCTCTTCAACATCATTTAAATAAACACTAAAAACAAAAGCTCTAGGTTCATTATCAAATCCTTTATTATGTTCAAGATGCCAAACATGATATCCTTCTGTAGGTAAAGTTTTTTGAATTTTTAAACAGGTAAAATGAAAAGGAACACCATAAGCTGCATCAGCTCCTGTGTTTTTTACGTAATGATTCCATGCTAAATCAAAATTTAACATCATAGGTTTTAAAGATTCCCACCATATTTCTATATTACCTTCTGCAGCAAAAAATTGTTGATCTTGTTTTTGAAGAATAGAAGATTGTTCAGATCCTATTCTGTTAACTGTATTATTGAATTTGTTTTGATCTTCATATAATTTAATTGCTTTATTACATTCTTCTTCAGTAATGTAATTATCATATACACCTATAAAATTATTTATATTAACTGTTTTGTCTTTCATTTTTATCTTTTATTTTTTTATTAAATTCAAAATGACTTTTTTCCTCAATGTTAAATATTAAACTATATCTGTTTTCTTTTTCAGTAGACATATCAAAACCATGTAATATTTCAGCAGGAAATATATAATAATCCCCTGATTCAGGGGTTATTTTTAAATTTAATTCAGGTAAAATTAAATCACATCCTTTTGTTAAATATAAAATACCATGCACACAAGGATGAGTATGGTAGTCTAAACTATCCCCTGGTTTTATTTCGTTTCCCCAAGCATTACTAACAATATTTTTTTCTAAAAAATATTCAAAAATTTTAGGGTGAGTAGTTTGATGAGTATTTATTAAAAAAGCTAGAAAACCATTAAAATTTTCATTATCTATATAATGATCCCAATGAGTCATACCTCCTTTTACATTAGTATAATTTTTCATAGTAGGGTCTAAATTATTTTTTATATCTAATATGAAATTATGAATTACATGAGGATATGGATAATTCCCATGTATTATATTTACAGTTCTTGGATAAGTAACTGTTAAACTATTTTTGACTTCATTTAACTTATTATTTTTGGTTAATAAGCTGATCATTTGTGACTTTCATTATTTTTAAAACTAATATATAAAACACTATATGCTACAAAAATTAAAATTCAAGCCAGGTTTTAACAAACAAGATACAGAGTCAGGGGCAGAAGGTCAATGGACTGATGGTGATTTTGTAAGATTTAGATATGGGTTACCTGAAAAGATAGGTGGTTGGTTACAATTAACAGCAGCTCAAAAAACTCTACCGGGAGCGGCTAGAGCACAAGTAGCGTTTTCAAGTTTTGCAGGTGAAAAATACTCTGCCATCGGAACATCTCAAGGTTTATTTCTTTATTATGGTAATGATTTTTATGATATTACACCTTTAGATACAGCGATAACGGGAGGCACTTTAACAACTGTTAATAACTCTAATACTATAACTATCAATAAAGGTTCACATGGATTAGACGTAGGACGATACGTGACCTTATCTAGTGTCACTGTTACAGGAGCATCTGGTTACACAGCTGCAGATTTAGAAAAAGTTTATGAGATATTAACCGTGCCTGATGTAGATAAATTTACTGTTCAAGCAGCGTCTGTTGAAACAGGTTCTGGCATGACTGCTGCAGGAGCTGTAACTGTTAATCCATATGTTGAAGTTGGACCAACAACACAAACAACAGGGTTTGGTTGGAGCACATCTACATGGGGAGCATCAACATGGGGCACAGCTAGAGCTACAAGTTCTGTGGTTCTAGATCCAGGAAACTGGAGTCTTGATAATTTTGGTCAAGTGTTAGTTGCAACTATATTTAATGGTAAGACTTTTACCTGGAATGCAGGTGCATCAAATCCAAGAGCCAACAGAGCATCATTAACCACATCAAGTTTTGCAACTGGAAACAATCCTACAGCGAGCAGATTTACATTGGTTTCAGACAGAGACAGACATCTATTTCATTTTGGAACAGAAACAACTATTGGTGACACGACAACTCAAGATCCGATGTTTGTAAGATTTTCTAATCAAGAAGATTTAAATACATACACACCAACAGCAACCAATACTGCCGGTACATTTAGATTAGATACTGGTAATGAAATAAGAGCAGCACTTCAAGGTAAAGATTATGTGTTTGTTATAACTGATCTTGCTGCGTATGTTATTCAATTTGTTGGACCACCTTTTACATTTAGTGTCAGACAGGTTGGTACAAACTGTGGATGTATTAGTCAACATGCAGCAACCTTCGTAAATGGAGCTGTGTTTTGGATGGGATCACAAGGTGGATTTTTTGTATTTGATGGTACAGTTAAATCATTACCATGTCTTGTTGAGGATTTTGTATTCAGTACAGATGGAGATAATCTAGGACTAAACTTTAATGCAAAAGATGTTATCTTTGCAGGTGCAAATAATTTATACACAGAGGTAAACTGGTTTTATCCTAAATCAGGGTCTGAACAAATTGATAGATGTGTGACTTATAATTATTCTGAAAACTGTTGGACAACATCGTCTCTTGATAGAACCACATATCAAGATCAAAGTGTATTTGATAATCCTTATGCCACAGATTATGAGAACACACTGACGCCAGTCTTCCCTGACATATTAGGAATTACAAATAAATATGGAGCTAGTATTTACTACGAACATGAACAAGGCACAGATCAAGTTAATAGCACAGCAACCACAGCTATTCCTGCGTTCATACGATCTGGAGATTGGGATATAACATCAAGACGTAGTGCATTAGGTCAGGCAACAGGTGTTGCAGATTATCGAGGAGATGGTGAGTTTTTTATGGCTGTTAGACGATTTATACCCGATTTTAAATACCAAACAGGTAATGCTAAAGTAACTTTATTGGTCAGTGCATATCCAGACGATGTGGCTGTAAGTTCTCCACTTGGACCCTTTACAGTTACGTCAACAACTGATGGTACAGGTGAAACCTGGAGATACGGCACACTAAGATTAGACGCACAACCAGATGGTAGAAGATAATGGCAATAGATAAAAGAATAGATTATGAAGTGCAAGGTGGTGTAAAAAATTATAGACCATCAGAAATGGTAACTGCACCAAGAATTGCTAAATCATCACCAAATACACCTACAGCTAAATTAGCTTACATTACACCTGAAGAAGAAAAAATACTTGTAGATTTAAATTTATATGGATCACTAAAAGGTAAACCAAACAGAGGACCTAGTGGTCTACCATCTTTGGAAGGAGACTTTGGAAAGGGAGGAAAAGATTTTGGTGGTTTCAGAGGTGGTGCAGATATACAATCTGCAGAGACTGGTAATTTTCGAGGATATGATGGATATTCTGGTGTAGAATTACCTCCAGGGGTAGATCCCAAAGCTAGTAAAGAGGCACAAGATTTAAGATCTGCTTTTATTGCAGCGGGTGGTGGTCAGAGAGTTAACCCAGGTTTTTTTGATAGTAGAAATGTTGTATCACCAGTTGAGATAGCAAGAGCAAAAGCTTTTAATCCTACTGCGTTTAGAAAAGGTAGGAATCAAGGATTATTTTCTTTTCTTGGTAGCGGAGGATTTTTTGGAAATTTAATTAGAGGCCTTGGACAAAGACTTGGCTTTGGTAAAAAATTTAATGAACCAACATATGATATGTCGGCAGGTAATCTTTTAGGTTTATATGATCAAAGAGTAAATCCAGACTATTATAATGATTTGGGTAATGAAGGTTTATTAAGTCTTACAGAAAAGGTAATTACAGACACTGATGATGGTGTATTTAAAGAGAGGTACGCTAATTATTTACTAGATGCTCCACCTAATCCTTTAACTTTTCAAGAGTTTAAAAGCGCTTTACAAGGTATTGGAGTTAAATAATAATGGCAAAAGTAACAAACTACATACCTGAACCAAAAGAAGAATACGATGTAGAAAATCAAAGACAGATATTAGAGTCTTTAACTACACTACAAAATCAA